TTTGAGCCTGTGCCTTGAGAAATGGTTACTGTGTCACCAGCACTATTTTGTATAACCCAGCATTTATTAACTGTATTAGGTGCTAATGTAACAGTACAAGCCTGTGATAAAGAGCCTGTAAGAGTAAGTGCCATTGCTCTAGCTGCATCACTTGCGCCATCTGCCATTGTAATTGTTGCTGTAGAAGCATCTGAAAGAGCTTCTGAACCGCTACCAAACGCTTCAGCAATAAGTTCTAAGTTGGTATTTGTTGTTGTACCCCACGTTCCTGACGCATCACCTGTAGCCATTTCGTTGAGTCTTAAATCGTTTACATACGTACTTGCCATCTGATTACTCCACTATAACTTTAAAATTAGACAAATAATTATCATATACTATAAATCATGCAGCAACATCAGTCCAATCTGGAGACTGTGTTTCTGTAATATCTTCAAATCCAGAACTTTGAGAATCATCTATATCTGTAAATCCAGAAGTTTGATCTTCATCAATATCAACCCATTCGATTCTCAAAGATCCAACTAATCCTGATAATCCATCTAAAGTTACTGAGGTATTTGAATCTGCTTGAGGCGTGATTGATCCAACTGAACTTGTTGCTGCTATACCTGTAACATTAGCAACTGCATTATGATGTATAGTAACAGAACCTATCGCACTTGTCGCAGAAACACCAGTAACGGCTACATTTGCTTCTCCATCAACATCTACACTTACTGAACCTAGTGTACCGACAGCCCCTGCAACAACTGCTATAGCCTGTGCGTTTACGCCTGCTGTGGGTGCGCCAACTGTACCAGCTAATCCTGATACTGAAACATCTGCTTTTGCAACTACAGATACCGATCCTAAAGCGGAAGTAGCTGTGCTAGGCGCAGAAAGGGTAACAGGTAACGGCTCACCCCAGGTAAGTTGTCCCCATGTGCCTCGACCCCAACCTGTTATGTTGGCCATTTTCTATCTAGGCTATGCGAATAATAGCTGTTGATGCTGCTTTTGCTGGGAAGACTATAGTAAAGTCGCCTGCTGTAGATGTTTTATCACCGCCAAAATCAATAGTAGCTACTGATTTGTCAGAATTTGTATCGTTATAAATCAAACATCCTCTAGCCGTAATTGTAGCTGTACCAAATGTTAAATCTGCAAAATCTGTTACTGCTGTTGTACCTGTGGAGCTTGGCGTAACATTAGTTAATGCTGCACCAGCAGCAGTATAGTTAGTGCCACTTACTTCTTGTGAAGTTGAGTAAGCCGTTGTAGTTGCTCCCATTGTAGCAGAACTTGTATATAGAGCTAGTTTAAAAGAGTTACCAGAACTGTTGGTAAAATTATGAGTGCCAGTTAAAAGTTCAACCTTAAAACTTGTTGTCAGTGTGCTAGTTATAGCCATATTTATATCCTCTTAATAATTTCAGCTAAATCTTCCTCGCCTGCTTTAAGCATCTCTTGTATAAGACTAGCTTTATAAGATTTTATAGCATTTTTAATATAAATCAAACAAACCTTATAAATTAAATCTTTATAAGCTCTTGCTTGTTCTTTTACATGCGTTTCATTATCTTCTGAATAACTACATATTTTATTTACTAATTGTTCTGCCCAAAATTCAGGAGGATGACCACCATACTTGGTTGTAGATACTTCAACTAATCCTAATTCTGGAACTCCATCAGGTGTAATTTTAATTACCATTTGTTAGGTTCTCCTACTTTATTTTTCTTTAAATGACTATCATATCTATCCATCAACACAGATTCCTGTTCTTTTTTATTATTTTGTACTTGGCTTTTATTAAAAACTCTAAATTTATTATTTTTATCAGCCAAAATTACTTTTGGATCATCTAATCGGTGATAACCGTATAATCTTTCATCACCTGGTATTGCTGTATCAAGTAAATAAGATGAATTTGCAACTTCTATAGTAATTCCATTTTCAATACACTTAGATAGCCAAAACTCAACACATCCTCTACCAGATTCTGCAAAATGTAAGTTTCCTTTATAAGAAAAATCTATACCAAATAATTTTAACGTTCCTACTTTACACCACAAAGCAAATGCAATTGCATAAGCAACTGTATTATTTAAGTAATGACAACTAAATTCAGAAACTATTTCATCAATTGGATATTCAACTAAACCTTTAGCTCTATCATCTAATTCACATGTGTATATAGGGCCTTCGTGATTTTTTAGTATTTTTATCATTGAATCTGTTTGACCGCCTGCGTCGTCACTATCAAAAAAGCGACTTGCAGGGTCTAACATAAATATTCTGTCGTGAAATATGACATCAGCAACGGCATTTATTGCCCATACTTCGTCAAAGTGTACTCCGTGAGATTTTGCAAGATTGTAGTCAAACCAACTTTTGCCCATGCCGACAATAGCTACAGTCTTGCCTTCAAGTTTCTTGATAGGCTTCATACTTTCTCCTTTTATTTTTAACTTACTTGTGAGCGTAACGAGTCATAACGATATTCATCGCGTCTTCCTCTGGATTCTGCTCTATTCTTTAATCTATCTATGCTTTGTAAAAATCTTTTCTCGTAAGTATCGAGTAAACCTTGTTCACCCTTCATAAAAGTATAAGCCTCAACTAATGAACCATACAACATTGCTTCTCTAGCGTTTTGCGAAAGCCAAGTGCCACTTGTATTTGACACCAAACTTGTCGGTTTGTATAAGTAATGCAACTCAACTGAATAATTTGAGTCGGGAACAGGCGCAACGACAATAGATGTACCGCTACTTGATGATGTGCTGTATTCTTTGTCAAAATCTGCGTAGTACAAAGGCAGTCCTCTTAGACTGGTGTCAGCTATATCAGGTACATATTCCTGCATAAAGCTGGAGTGCTTCTTTTCTAAAAAATGATAATCACTTGAACCATCAATTACCGCAAGTGAAAAACTTAAAATAAAATCATTAGGACAAGTCAAAAATCTGTTTCCTGTAGAAAAACTTCCTATTTGATTCTTTCTAAAAAAATCAGATTGTACTAAATTGAATATACGATCTTCTGTGTTTTTTACAAAATCTGCAATTGTATTATCAAAAGTAGTTTCACTATTATTAGTAAAATTTTTAATTAGTGTTGTTAATTCTGAGTATGTCATGTAGTAATTGTAACTGTTCCTAATGCTGATGTCATTTCAGACAAAGAAAAGTTACTTCCTAAAATTGATGGATTCATTGATAAAAAATTGTTACTTGTACTGTTAAATACATTTGCGTCGCTGACTACAATAAATCCTTCGCCAGCCTCTACATCATTATTTGGTCTAGCTTTATATAATGCTTCATTATCAGATGGTTTTGCTACAGGATCGACTTGAGGAGCTTTTGGCTCATAACATTCGTCACAAACTTTTAAGTTATTCCATTCTTGTCTAAGATCATGTAATTGATACTCAAAACCACATCTATCACATAAACCTTTTGCAAATTTACCTACTGCAAATCCCATCAGTAACTACTTCTCATAGATGGTTTTATTCTAAAAGATGCACGATCTTCGTCCTGGTCTGCTGCTCTTCTAAACTCTTCTTCATACATTTGTTTAAGCATTTGAGTTTTGTCTGGCGCACGTTTGACAGATAGGTAATACGCTAAACCTGCTGTAAAACATGGATAAAATCTGAATGGCATATCCATTGTATCTCTTGCCGTATCAGCGTCATCCATCCTTACCAGCTTATTAAATACTAAAATATCAGTAGAATTTTCTGGAGTAGGCCACACTTTTATCGCTGGTGTAGTAAGTTTGTCTAAGAAAAATTGTGTAGGTCTGCCTTTTTGACTCTTTGTAGGTATGTTTATATATTCTGATCTGCTTATTCTAGTAATATTAATATCAGTATCTACGCTGTTTGTAGTTCTGCGTACGACCATATCTAATATATCAATTACGTTTGTATTGAGATTATATGAAGCTGTGCCTTCTGTTACTGTTTGAGTGCCTTGTTCGATAGTCCATTGATTTAAACCTCTGTTAGCCCATTCAGCTAACATAATGTTTATTGATCTTTTTGCTGTTTTGAGGTCATAACCAGTTCTAAGTTCAAGCCCACATCTTTCATAGGCTTCTTCTACGAACTCAGTTACATTAGGCTCGAAATTGGTGCTTCCTGACAAAGCCATTTCTATTTACTCTTTTTCTTAGCTTTCTTCTTAGCTGCTTTCTTTTTAGGCATGTTGTAGTAAATTCTATCATCTGCCGTTTTTTCTTCAGGTCTTACTTTTGCAGCTTCTCTAGCAGCTATTTTTGATTCCATTTTGGATTTTTTCTTAGCCATTGTTTTTCCTAGGATATTGTTGTTACTTTACGTCTGTTGTTCATTACCTTACCACAGCCTTTTGCGATGAATCCACCGTTTTTCATTTTGACTCGGTTCTGTTTTCTCATTTCACCGCCCATATTCACATTTACTTTAGCAGCTTTCGTATTTGCTACAACTGTTTTACCTTTTTTACCTTCTTCTTTCTTTTTTCTTGCAGTCGTTGCCCTTTGCTTTTTTGATAAACTGTCAGCTTTACTTCTAGGTAAACATCTATCTGGGTTTTTTTTATCTTCACTTGTTCCACACGGCCCTTTTATCGAACCATCAGTTCCAATTCTAACCCAGTTTTGTTCTCTCCATTGTTTGAGTTGACCCATTATCTGAGTCTCTCTTTCATTACTCTACCTTGTCCACGCACTTTGAAGACCAATCCACCGTTCGCTTTCTTTGTTCTTTTCTTTCCTTTAGCACCTTTCGCGTAGTTTGGATCTTTACAATATTTAGATGCTGCCATATTCGCATATGCGCTGGGATATGTATCAAAAGTTCTCTGCGCCCAAGCTTTACCTTTTGGACAAATTTTACCGCCACTTTTTGCTTTTTTAGCCATTTAACACTTCCACCTTCTTCTTGCTTGTCTAATTCTTGAATTTGGATTATTTCTAGTTTTTGCTGAACTGCGTTTTAGCTGTCCAAGTGATCTAGCGCAGTAAGATTTTCTGCGTTTTGCTGCTTTACTTCCTTTTTTAACTTTCCCTGTTACAGCAGTCTTTAGTTTAGAACCAGGGTTTTTCTTACGATAGGCTTTTACACCTTTTTTAGTCATACCAGCCCCACTCTTAGTGGGGCGGTAATTTCCACCTTTACCAACAGTTCTTCTTATTGGTTTGGTTTTTTTCCTAGCCATGTTTAAGCATGGAAAGCTGTTACGGTTGTAAACGTGCTTTGCGTGTACTGAACATATATACCGTTATCAAACAATAAACCATTATCAGGGATTGTTATATCTCTGGTTACGGTAGCACTTGCTACACTTCCAAGTTTAAATACACTTGTTCCAGTTGGCGAAGATTTTAGAAAATCTAAATTACCAGCCGTTCCAGAACATACCATATTTATACCTTGTAGCCTGCTTCTACCAGCAAAAATAACATCAGCAGCAGAATTGTTTATTCCTGCTGAAACGTTACCTGCTGGATTACCAACTGCTGTAATACTTGTTACTGTTTTAAAGTAACTACTTCCAGTAGCTGTACCAGCGTTAGCACCTGTAATGGATTCAGTTTGAGCATCACCATTTACATCTGTTCCAACAACTGTAAATGATTTAGCGGAGTCATCTCCAGCAGAAAGTATAGTTACTATCCTCCCTGCATCAAAAGTACAAGAACCGCCACTGGCTAACGCACCACCTATAGTAAGTGCTGCGTTATTACCAACGGCTGCGGCTGTTGAGATTCCATCAGCATCCAAAGCTTGAGTATCGGCAGTAATAAATACCGCTTTTACGTCTGATCCTGTCATTCTACCAGCCATGTTCTACTCCTACTTGGATAGTTTGAGAAGTTACTGTATCTGCCATTGTAGTCTCCTATCTTTCAATCATTACATTGATGTAATCGATAGTCATAGTTTTGGCTGCTGCTTCACCGTTTTGAATACCGAAAGATACAGTTAATTCTTCATCATCTGGTAAGTTAGTGTTTGCAATAGGCACAGGTTTTGCGTTGTTTACTGAGTAAAATACTTTTGATGCGTCAGTATCTATGAACCAGGCTACGGTGACAAACGTATCGTCTGCCATAGTAGCTATAGCTGCAGTAGTCGTATCTGTTCCATCTTTTTCAATATGGAAATCAAGATTAGTATCGCCATCATCTTTCATAAAGTATACGCCATCACTTACAGCTAATGGTGTTGTATCAGTTATTTGTAAACCCATAACAAAGTCAGATTGAGTAGCGTCTGATACTTTGAATCTAGCAGAAAAGTATGCTCTCTTGCTTGTACTAAGTTTAAAACTTTCGCCTTTTAACTGTAGAAAGTCCAAATCATTATCACCTGCTGCATTTGTAAGAAGTATTTGACCACCTGCGCCAGAAGTAAGTGCTTCTGTAGCTGATCCTGTACCTGCTTCTGTAGTTGTGATTGTAAAATCACCAGATGCGTAAGTCATAAAGTCATTGAAGTAACCGTAGTATGTTTGATCCGATGGATACGGTTGAAACATCGGTAGGTTTTTTTTATTTTCACTTGCGACAGTATTACCTGCCCAAAGTATTTGGTTTTGAAAATGTGGATTAGCCATTATGAACTCCTTTATTTTGTATTAATGGAAACCGAAACGGCCCTCATTAAGCTAATTAAACACAATATCATCTTACTCTGTATTAAAATAAAAATAAACCTTTATAGAAACATTAAAAAAGGGAGCATAAAGCTCCCTTAGTCAGTAGTTGAGTAATAAACCCTACTGTTGGTTCGATTAAGCTCCTTGAGAACCGTAAACTGCTCTAAAGTTAGAGTACCCGAAAGAGTATCTTTCTCTAGCTTTGTAGCGCATGTTACCTGTATCAAAGTCACCTTCCAACGCTGTTGACATTGGTGATCTTTCAAAATGCTTGAAACCATCAGGACAATCAGTTTTGATGAAGAAAGCATCTGTATCAGTTAAGTAGTGGTTTACTACATAACCATCAGGAATCATACCTGTGTTTTTAATTGCGTTTACGTCGTTATCTGAAGTTCCTACTCGCCCTGGAGTTTGTAGTAATCTATCAGCAACAAATTGCAGTTGAGGTGGAACGATTAGTTTCATTCCTCTTAAAGCAATGTTAAGTCCACGATCATCTGTAAATGTACTAATGTTAATTAGTGCATCTTCAAGTGATGTTTCATTCAAGTCAGCCATAGTAGTTGCACGGTTAGCAAGTGAGCCACCGCCACCTAAAGGGTGGTCAGTTGCAATCAATACTTTACCGTCACCACCTGCTGTAGCGAACGCATTGTTCAATACAGCGGCTGCTTTGATTTGCTTTGTGTTTGCCATAGATCGAGCGAGTGCTTTAGTGTATCTAGCTCCCAAACGGTCATATAGATTATCCTCTACTGCCTCTTCTGTTAGAGCAAAAGCAAGTGCTACAGTTTCGTGAGTGTAACGTGAAGTATAGCCTTCGTTAGCGTTATCAAATCTAACGCCAGTGCCTTCAGCTTTTACTTCTGCATTACCAAAACCTGATATGAGAACTTCTTCTTCAAACGCTCTGTCTGATGATTCAGTATCAAATATCTCAGCATGTTCTGCTTCGTATCTGGCATATTCCAACCCAAACAGGGCGTTTAAACCAGGCTCTAGTTCTTTTGCTAATTGTGAACGATTAATAGCCATTATTTATACTCCTGTTACTGTGGTGTAGAAATGCTCATTAATGTATACGATTGCATTTACGTTAGCTGAACCTGTAGTGCTATTTGATGGATCAGTAGAGAATCCTACGATTCTGAACTGAGCAGTAGTAGCTGCTGTAGTTGAACTAATTTCAGCAGCAGACATACCAGTTTTAGTAGACCCAGAAGTGTAAGCCAACTCAACGTTGTTACCTACAGCAGTCTGCGCTAGTGAACCAGTACATTGTACTTCAAACAGAGAATCAGGGTCATCGTCAACAAATGCTACAATATCGTCGGATGCTGTAGTTGTTGGAAAGTATGATGAAAATACTACATCACCAGAACTGTTCGTAAACTTACATCCTCTGAATATTCCCAATAAAGTAGTTGCCGCGCCAGCTACTAGAATAGTACCTGTATTAAGCATCTTTACTGGATCGCCCGAAAAGATATTCCCAGTCGCGCCAGTTGCAATTTCATACTCAGTAACACCGCCATTTGCAACGCCACCGCCTTTTTTGCCTACTGAACGAAACCCGAAAGGTGCATCTTTATTAGCCATAATGATATCCTTTATTCAGTTAAAAAATGGTGATGATCGTTAATCACGATTACCACCTCCAAAAGTCACGCTTGTTTTTCTCTCTGGTCGTAAGATCGGAGAACTTGGATCAGATTCTTTCATTAAATCATTGTCAACTGCATCTTGTTGCGTTTGACTGCGAGCTTGAAAGTAGGCGTTCCTTTCGTCCCTCGTTTCATTAGGAATCTTAGCCAATAACAAACCTCCCACGGATACAACACCTGCATGCCTTCCATCGTCAAGCGTAGGAATGTCAAAATCACCTATTTCTTCGGCTTTAACAAGGTCGAAACCTTCTCTCAGCCTAGAACTAACGTTTTTTCTATCTTCCTGTCCAACAATTTCGGCTCTTATCCACCTGTATTCATAACCTTCAGGTGCAGGTGGCGTTTCCAACATTGATGGGGGTCGCCACGGTTTGCGAGCATCACTTTTAGCTCGAGTTTCGGCAGAACGCGAAGTTCTGTTTGTAGTTGATGCCTTTGCATCTGTATTTCTTTCTTTATTCATAATTTTTTTTTACCTTCTGATATGTTTTGCATATTCTTTCAGAGGCACATTTAAACGCCTCGCCATTTCAACTTCACTCTTAGTAAGTTTTACTTGCTTCTTCCTACCAGAGCTTTCACTTCGACCAGC